AGCAACCCTTACACGAACGCCCTTGCTCAGAACATGGCTAACAGCGCCAACATCCAAGGCGGCGGGTATGCGAATAACGCCGCTCTCGAGCAGACGCGCATGCAGGACGAACAGAGCTATCAGAACAACATGAGCCAACTCTACGGACAGAGCATCAACACGGGTATTGGCGGCTTAGCGAACATGTATGGCGGGGGTGCCAATGGCTGATTCAGAATCTACCGCCATTGGCGCAGGTGCAGCAAGCGGTGCCGTAGCTGGTACGGCTATCATGCCCGGTTGGGGCACGCTCATTGGCGCTGGCGTTGGCGCTGCTTCGGGCTATCTCGGCGCTCAAGGCGCAAAAAAGCGGCGTAAGGCTCAAGCCAGGGCGCGGCAGCAATACCAAGCGGCTCTTGCACAGTACCAACAGCAAGAGCTGGCACGTAACGCACAACGTGAAGCCCTCCTAAACCGGCAAAGCCAACAGGCGAACACTAACTTTCAGACCTACATGGGTCAGAAACCCGGTGATCAATCAGCATCGTTGCAGCAGGATGCCGCCGACCAAGCATCCGCCCTCTATGCGGCACAGGCTCCGACGCCTGCCTTGGCAGGGCCTCTTGCCGGGCAGTACCAAGCCGAGATGAATCAGCGTGTAGGCAATGACGTTAACTCAATGGCGCTGGACTACTCAACGAGCAAGCAGGACTTTGCTGGTGATGCTAACAACCGTGACTACGAGACTGCCACTAGTGCGCTTAGCCGTGAGCGCAATCTGTTCGAGCAGCAGGCCGGTGTCGGATCTGCGTTGAGCAATCGTGACCGCGCTATTGCAGAAGCGAACTACGGCGTTGACCGAGCACGCGCGCAGAATGCCGGTAGTGAGCAGATGATGTATGGCGGCTTCGCCAATAGCGCTTTGCAGCTTGCCAATGCCTACGGTAGTGCGCAGCGTCAAGCGAACTTGCGTAACGAGGCGTATGGCAATCCGGCTTTAACTCCCAGCGACAATGCGAATTCCTGGAATTCTCGCAACCCCGCGTTACGTAACCCTTATGATTCGGTGCAAGCATGAATCCTGAAGCCATTATGACCCCCGGCGGCATTGCCGACCAGTTGACCCGTGGCCTCTCTGGTCTAGGTCAGTCGTTCGCTCGCAAGGGTGAACTGCAATACCAGGGCCAGCGTGATCGCATGGCCGATGATCGCTACACTGCCGAGATGGCCCTGCGTCAGCAGGCGCAGGAACGTGCCGATGCACGGATGGCGCTTGAGGATCGTCGGTATGGTGAACAGCAGGCACGCCTTGGTCGCATGGATCAGTTGGCTCTTGAAGATCGGCAGCGCGCACAGGCGGATGCCGAGCGCAAACGTCGCGCTATGTATCCTGAAGACTACGTAAATAGTCCAGATCCGCAGCAGTCGCGTTCAGCACAAGAGGCGCTACGTCGTCAAGAGTTTGACTACGCCACTAAAGGGTACGTATCGCCTGATCAAATGCAGACGCTGCCCGGTGCTGATTTCCGTGCTCCGATGCAGCCGGGGCAACGTCTTTTTGGACCGGTTCCGGGGTCTGCGGCAGCGCAGGGCTTGGAAGCTCGCGCTGCAAGGGAAAAGCCGCAGCGTGATTTTGAGGGAGAACTGGAGACTCGAATTAAGGCTACTTCTGAGCGCGATCGCGTCCGCTACGCTGAAGAGAATCGGCAGAATCAAATCGAACGCATTAACAAGCAGATCGACCGGCTACTGAAAGAACGTGCGGGTACAATGCCTTTGGAAGCTGGCGCCGAAAATTCGTGGGGGTGGGATTATAGCGATGCTGAAAGAGCTGCCAATCCCGCCAACGTGAAGTACGCCCTTTTAGGTGAGCAGATAAAGAAACTAGAAGCTGATCGGGATGCGTTGGGGGCGGTTGGCGGAGCGGCGGGCGCACTTGGTGCCCCGAGTCAAGTGGCCCCTTCCAATACTGGAAATATTGAAGACGATATCGCCAACGGCGCACCGTTATTCAACCCCAAGCGTTAGAGTTCTTCATGCCTAATTACGATGAAATGGTTGACTACGTTACTCGCAAGTTCGAGGATCGTGGGCAAACCCCCGATCCCGCTGCGGTTATGCGCGTGTCGGCAAGGATCATCAAAAAGCAGGGCGTGCAGGTTGATGCTACTCACATGGCGGGCCTCAGCGATGCGGCGCGTCGTCGCCTTGTCCCACAAGAACAGCAAGGTGCTGCCTCGGCATTGGCTGAATCGGCGTATCGGTCTGGCGTTGTTGCCCCTATTGCTGGCATGTACGCACGCTTCGGGGGAGATACAGAGGGGGTCGTTGCGAACGACCGTGCTGCGGCACAGATCGAGCGCGACAACCCAACGATGTCGTATATCGGAAGTACGGCAGGTTCGGTTGCAGCTCCTTTTGTTGGTACAGCAGCAGGAGCCGCGCTTGGTTCCGCAGTTGCACCCGGACCTGGAACGGTCATCGGCGCACTCGGAGGCGGTGCGTTGGCGTCTGTTCCATATACGATAGCTAATGACGTTTCTCGCGAACTTCAGGGACGCGGTACGAGTAATCGTATTGGCAACGCGGCATTAGAAACGGGCTTCAGTATGATCCCCGGTATCGGACCTGCCGCGGGAACGTTAGCGAAGCGCGTCGGTATCAACGCCGTCGAAGGCGCTCTTATGGGCTCCGGTCAAAGCGCGTCTCAGCAAGGTTTAGACATTGCAACCGGCGACCGTAAGGACTTTTCAGCTAAGGAGGCCTTACTCTCTGGCGCAGGCGGTGCTCTCGCCGGTAGCGCAATGGCCCCACTTGGAGGGCCGGGGGATCGGCAAGCCGTTCAAGCGGAAGCTAAGAATCGCCAAGTCAACATGGATCAGCTCCTTGCCACTCAGCAGGGGGATGCTGCATTGGCGGACGCTGCTGCGAATGATGCTGCGGTAAATAAGCGCGTCGCTCTTGAAGATGCGCAACAGCAAGCCGTAGCAAAAGCACAAGAAGCGCTTTCAACTACGCCAGAAGTAGCTTCCGAACGCGCAAGAATAGATGCCGACATTCGCCAAGCGCAATACGAGGGCGTTGCGGGTGCGATTGATAATACGTCCGTAGCTGATCGCATACTGCGCGAGCGTATGGCGGCAGATCGAGAAGCATTCAACGCTGCTGATCAAGAGCAGTATGCTCGCGAGCAGGCGCAACAGGATGCCGAAATGGCGCAGCGCGATGCGGAAGCGCCGCCGCTTGCGGAAGTACTTCCTCCATCGGAAGTAGTAAGTGAGGCAAGGCCCTCACGTTCGTTATCCGACATTCCGCCAGCGCAAGAGGTAGCGCCTGTTCAAACTTTAGATACAAGCCTGGAGTCGCCAACAGAGGCGCCGCCGCTTACGGCGCCAGCTCCGGAGCCGCGCTATCTCGTAGAACCCGCCACTGGCAAAGCGCGCCTTGTCACCGATCGCATGACCGTAGATCCTAAGGAGACGGTCGCATATTCCGATCTGACGCCAGAGCAGAAGAATCGTGTTGATGTAGCTGCCAAGAACCTGTCGCGCCGGGTTGCAGGTCGTGACGTAACGCGCTCCGGCGCAGCTATTAATCCAGCAATCCCCCTTGTTGCTGGGGCTAAAGCCGTAGGTCGTGCTGCTAAAGTCGTCCGAGACAAGGCGGACGATATTGCTGAAACCATCCAAGGCGGTGTTGGTGATGCCACTCCTCTTGCGCGTTCTATTCGCGGGGCGCAAGAGTGGCTTGGCGCGGATATGCAGGATCGCCTCAAGAAAAGCAGCAATCCACATGCTCGCAATGCAGGTGAGCGCATCGGTCGCTCCATTGAGAATCAGCACGCATCGCAAGGGCGTATGCACGTAGATCGCACCAAGGCACTTGAGCTTGTTGCCGCTAGCGGAGACAAGGCGGCGGCTATCCGTAGGGCAGACGAACCGATTAAGCCGATGGACCCCGAACAGGAGTATACAAGCAGTCGGTTGCGGAATATGTACGAAGGCCGTACGGACGTTCCTGAGATTTTGAGAGATGTCGTCAACGGCGTGGAGATCACCAACAAGAGCACACGTACAGAAGGTACTGATCAGGGGCTTGATGTCGTAAAGGGGGACGGAAACAACGTTTTCGTTCGTCACAAAACACAGGAGTTCTATAATCTTTTAGATGAGGGTGCCGGTAGTTGGTTCGGGCAGCGACTCATTCGATCGCTAGCCGACATGAACAACATGGACCCTAAAAAAGTACAGGAGTTGCTGTATCCCGATACGAAAGAAGGTCGCGGAGTATCTGCCAGCGTTCGCATGGACGCTATTGAACAGTCTCGTAAATTTAAAAACTTCCCGCAGTACCTTCGCAGTAAGGACGGCAAGGGGTGGGTTCGCCTTCTGGAAACAGACCCTACGCGCTACGTAAATACTACGTTTGATGCTATGTCTCGTCGTGTCGGATTCCATAAAGGCTTCGGCGGGGTGTCTTACAGTGCAGATCTGGGAAACATTCTTCCCGGTTTAGAGCTAGCCCCCAAGTCCGTGCGTGAGACCGTCGCGCGTGCGATTAACGCCTTTAACGGCGAGCATGAAACCTCGCTCGATATGAGTAGCGGCAACGCTATTGCGGGACTTCGCAACGCTAAGCAGATTATCAGCGCGATGCAGACTTCCGGTGCGGCTCCGATGGACTTAACCGAGACGCTGAACATCGCGGCACACGTTCCTATTACTCATGCTTTTACGGGTGTTGTGAATAGCGTGCGCAAGCCGGGGCGGGCTGTTCAAGAAGGCGGCATGGAAGCCGATGTGAAGAACCGTGTCGATCTTCGCGGTAAGGGCACTGAGGTTAGCGGCAACGTTGCAGGCGCTCTTCGCCGTGGATTTGGCCGTACTGTCGTCAACCGTGCCGTGCATGCCGCTGGATACGAAGCTGGCCGTAGCTGGGCGTCGTCACTGCAAAAGAACGGCGTTGCGCTTGTTGACGAAGGCTTCTTGACCATGAACCGCGTTTCCGATCAGATGGCCCAACGCTTCCGTGACAAGACGGCTACTGATCAAGACGTTAAGGTGCTCGCTACTATGGTGGCGGAAAACATCACGGGGCAGAAGCGTAACATCGCGCAGTCGGGACGGCTCAGCCGTAATGCTTTAGCGGCAATGGTTGGACCGCTGTATCGTCGCTACGGCGAAAACCGAGTGCGTAACTTGATCCGTGCCGTTGATGGCGCTGCGGCTATCATGGCCAAAAAGGATCAGCCACTAGCCAAGCGGGCGGCTATTGCATCTCGTATGCTAGGGCAATCCCTTACCGCTACCGGCTTTAGTAGTGCAGCCGCTACAGCGGTGGGCGGTGCTTTGGTGTACGGTCTAGAAGCCTTGCCGATGTACTTTGGTAGCAGTCAAGGAACCATCCCCCTGTTAGTCAACGTGCTTGGTGGCGGTGTTGCGGGTTCCGTCCTACAGCAGGCGCAGCAGCCTGGAAATCTTGCCGTTACCGACCTTGCGAGCATGCTGCTGTGGCCTTTCGGCTATGCGTCGTCTGTGGCTAATGCCGTATCAAGCGGCAAGCCACAGAATCTACTTCCCGGCGTATCGCGAGCTATGGGGGCGCTCAGTAGCGATGACCGTGGCGGCAAGGTGGCGTACCGTGCCTTCCGCAGCGCGCAATCCAAGATTGACGGAAGTACGGGTTCTGGCTTCACCGCAAATGCTTACCGCAAGGCGCTACACGACGCCGTGTTATCGGGCAATCGCGATGATATTCGTGAAGCCCTTTCTACGGCCCGTAAAGCGCAGTCGCCTGACGACTTTCAAACCTTCTTGAAGCGTTCTATCCTGCTTCCATCCGATCCAGTAAAGCTGCGTAAGTACTACAACGAGATTGGCGAAGAGGCATTCCGCAAGATCCAGGCGCACGACGCCACCATCAAGAAGTTCATTGATGGGGCGTGATCTCAACGTAGGTCGCCAACGGGCCTACGTCGATACGGAAACTTCCTGACCGCACAAGTGAGTCGTTTGTCAACGCGCCTGCGTCTTGCAACGCATCGAAAACGGCAGCAATCGCGTTGTCCAGGTCCGGTTTGCACTTGCCAGTCGAGGTAGTCCATCGCACGCTAATACACACCGGCTCGTTCCATCGGTAATGCGGAACCGTAGATCGCCACATCGCTACAAACTTCTTGCGCCAGTCTTGGTAGCGCTTGGGCATGTACGTTCCCCGTGCTGTGACACGGGGGCGGGCTTTGGCACAGGGTTCAAGGTTTGGTAGTTGGATTTTCATGCTTTTGTCTTATCCATTGCATAGCATTTTTTACTACAGTACAGGTACCCCCGTTTTCGATACTTAAAGCGTCGGCTTATGTTATTAATAAGCACGTTTTCTCCGCAGCGTTTGCAGGGGGTGTGGTCGGGGGCAAGCACGTTACCACGCGTTTTATACCGCAGGCTACAGACGGCACTGCATAACGCGTACCCGTGTTTGTGAAAAGAGTGCATCCTTCCTTTAAGCGTATTAATACCGCTTGCCTCATCCGTAGCGCGTAACGCTACTGATTTTCCACAAATCGTGCAAGGTACCGCATCCGGGGTTTTTTCTTTTAATTTTTGTTTTCTAATTTCCCACACCGAGGATCTCGCGCAGTTGCGAGAGCAGGTTAACCGACCTTTTTTTCTAAGTTGACTGGCTTTTTTAGATGAGTTGATAACAAACGTAACCCCGCACACGTAGCAGGTTGTGTCGAACGAAGCAAAAACCGTTGCAGCGCTGCTGCATTCAAGAGAACAGAAAGTACGCCCTTTTGATAACGGACTGTAGCAAACCGGACAGAAGTCGTCTTCGCTTACGCATTCGTTAGGTAGTTGTTCGGTATCAGCCATTTGTCTTCTCGCGTTTAGCGATTTCTCGTTGAATGTACCAGACGGCCTTCTTTAAATCCTCAATCGCATCGTTCTTCAGATCAGCACGCCATACGTACTTAACCGCGTTGCCGAGATTAAAGCCCATATGCTCGGTGATTTGAATGCACTCGATGCCGCTTGGGTGTGACGTGTAGTGCGGTGGATGGTTGACGACATCCGGCACATTGCTGCGCTCAGCCATTGCCACGCTTTCAAGCGGGACAACAAGACCGCAGGCAAGACCGCAGGGCTGTTGCCCATTCCATATTTTTATTTTACTCATTTGTTTTTCCGGTTTATTATCTCAATCGCTGCGAGTATTGCGTTTGCGTGGATTTTAGATACTGCTTTATACGCAGTTTTTGGTAGCAGTTCTTCACGTACGTCTACTATGAGGCTTTCTATTGCGCCATTTAGCTTGTTTTCAACACACTTCACAAACAAGTTTTTTACTCCACACGCTTTGAGCATTTCTAAAACAACGCGAGCTATTTGACGTTTTTGTTTTATAAAGCGTTTGGGTTGACTGTGTGGAATGCCACAATGCGGGCAGTCGTCTCTATAGTCGTACATGCGTTCAGTCTTTCTTGTATCGTTCAGCAACCCAACCAGCGCCACTGACAGGCAGACCTTCTGCCCATTCAGGAAGCTGAAGAATGATGCGTTGAAACTCGTCAAAGCGTGAAGCGTCGGGCATCTCGGCCACGATCTCGTCGTAGATACGAAGGATCACCTTGAAGCCCGCCGCTTCCAAGTTGTTGCATGCGTAACGTAGCAGGCAGCCAGAAGTACCCTGCACAATGTGATTGGTAAGCACACCGCCATGCGTGCTGATCTTGCGCCACACTTTGCCGGGACCGTCTTCGCACATGTAGTGCAGTTGGCGCTTAGGACCGTACTCAGGATGCACAACAGTCTCCATAGTGGCGTACGGGTAGGTGATCTTTCGACCAGATGCAAGACGGCATTGCAGGTGCAAGCCGTCGAATCGGTACGCTGCTTTGCCTATGCTGTATACGGAACCTGGATTGTCAACGGCCTTCTCTGCGGCCTTCTCGGTATTGTACCAGAACGCCACATTTTCACGGTGCGTTGCACGGTATCCGTCAATAATGAACTGTGCTTCTGCATCAGCTAGGACAAGTGCGTACACGTCCTTTGCTTGCGTTTGAAGGGTTTTCCATCCCGTTCTGTACGCAGCAGCAAGCTTACCTACCTTACCAAGCTGCCTTTGATCACTGGATACAGCGTCTGGTTCAATCCCCCACGCCTTACCGGCAAACACCTTATACAGATCCGGCCCCTGCTTGGCATCGTACTTACGCCACGCCTCAAGCTCCCACTCCTGACCGGAGTACCAAGCTAGCACACGCGGCTCGATACTCGCGTAGTCGCACTGATACAGGACGCCTTGCTTAGGTGCGATGCAACCGCGCAGACAGGCGACAACGGCCCCTAGCGGATCAAACAGCACCGGAACCGGACCGCTCTTCCCGAGGTGATACTTTGCCGTCTCAAAGAAGCCTTCCCAATCATCCGCCTTTGCGTACGCGATCAGCTTTGGCACATCAAACTTCGCCCCGCGTGGCAAGTTCATCAGGTTAATGCCGAGACTCGTATCGCGGCCTGACTGTGCGCCGTTAAACCGATGTGCGTCACGTACGCGGTGATCCACGACAGACGCATAGTTCTTGAACTTAGGCAGCTTCGCCACGGCTGTACGACCCAACGCTTGCCGTGCTTCCAGTAGCTCGCGTGTTTTCCAATCAACGTCGGCACGCGCTAGAACCTCCTTGACGTACGCCTTAGCCACGCTTGGCAAGTCAAGGTATTTTGACACTTTGGTGTGGTTATTCTTGAGCACGTACCCGTCAAGCGCCCCGTCAGTACGCTCGCTGACGGCAGAACCGATAACCTTCTCACCGCGCTCGACCATCTTTTGCAGCGACGTAACCAACTCCATATCGATAGGGATTCCGCGCAGGTTCGTAATCCACGTTGTGCGCCAGAACGCCAGATCGTCACCGGTTAGATCCGGCAACGTTGCGTCAATCGCCATCTCGGCTTCCACATCCTGGCGGCAGTAGTCCATATAGCGGGCATATTCGGATTCGAGCTCCGGCGTCATCTCGCGCAATTGCCCTTTCAGCTTGCCTGCCGTAGCGGGCATGCTGAACAGCTTCATGAGCCGGTCTCCTTCCTTGTCCTTCTGTATCGGTAGGTTCAACGCCGCACCGCACTTGCCGAGGGACGCGGGCATTGAGAACGCGCACGCTTTCGCCATCGTGTCAAAGAACCGCAATACAGGAATGTCCAGCTTAAGTACGTTCGTAATCAAGGCGTACTCAAAGCCGACATTCCAAGCGCGGATCTCGTCCGCGTCTTGCAGCATGATCTTGACGACGTTTAGCGCGTCCGGCTGGCGGCAATCAAAGCACGTAGCCTTTCCACCGTCAGCCGAAATGGCACACATCAACACAATCGTGCTTTCGTGTAGCGAGTAGTTCCAGGCCCCGACTTCGGATAAGTCGGCGAGACTTCTTGATTCAAAGTCGATACTGAGTTTCATTTATTCTCTCTAAAAATCCGTGTGCGTTGTGACCGTAGCACGGGCGTGTAATGCACGGTTCCGTCTTCGTCAACTGTTCCGTTGGAAAACGGAGCTAACTTTGAGAATCGTCTGAACCACACACCCCATTTATCCCATCGGTGCAAATCCCGGTAGTCGGATAGATCGGGCTCCGGTCCAATGATGTCTAGGTAGTCGGCAGTGTGGTTCATTCGCGACTCGTCGAAAAGGCTATGGTGTTTCCGTGTAGGTATATACGTACAACTGGCTGCGTCTTGCGGTATTCGTAGCCGTCCTCGTCCGCACTCTTGGTGTATTCGATGACTAGCGGATCTTCTGGCCTGAAGTGGCTGAGAAGGGCTTGCAAATCGGCAATGGTCGCTTTGTTCATTCTTTATTACTCCTCTAAAAAGGACAGTCGTCAGGAATAACAGGCTCTACAACTTTACGTGGCGGCGCAACCTTACGCGGTACCGCAACTGGCTTCACCTCATCTAGCTTCACGGCGACCACTTCGCTAGCGCCACGTACGGCCCATCCCTGTTTGGTGATCGTCTCTTCCGACACAAGCTTGTTCTTGATCGCCTGAGCTGGCGACATCGGCTTGCTCTCGTACAGAAACGCGGGCAGATCCGCATCGTCTACCCAAGCTAGCGCTTTAGCGCGACCTTCGCCCTTAGTGTAGCCCGGCAATTCGTCAGAACGAGCCAGCTCGTTAGCGCGTTCGGCAATCGCCTCGGCAAACTTCTTCAAGGTGCCGACGTGTGGTAGCAGTCGCGCTACGACATCAGGCGGGGCTTCGTGAGTGCGGTCTACCATAGCGGTAAACCAAATGATAGCTTGTTCAGTGTTCATGTTCGCTCCTCTTGTGTGGTAAACTTAGCGGACTTGTAGCGTTTAACTACGCGCCCTGATTCGTTCTTTTTGGTAAATACGTACACTTTTCCGCTCTGCTGTAGGTCTGCTATTATCGACTCACGCTTGTTTCGCTCGATGCTTTGTGCGTGTCGAGTGAAGTCGCTTTGCGATACCCCTGTCTGTTCGTAGCTCTCGATGATGGTTAATATTTTTCTCGCTAGCTCATCGTGTGGTGATGCAATACGGTTTTTTAAACAGTGAAGCAAGCATGCGTTACTAAATTCGGCGATCTCACAACCCCACTCTACGGCTTCAGGTGTGACAACGGGGTTTGATGGGTCAAGTGTCCATGCGTATATGAGCGTGAACTTGTTTGCCCGCTCTAGGGTACGCGCTGCAAGGGTGGCACGCATCACGTCCTTACTGCGTAGCGCCATCTTAATGCTGTTGTAGTGAATTATCTTATTTCGGTACAGTGCCAGGGCTTCCGGTGTTGCAGCAATCTCAGCCGGACCCGGCTTTCCGCCGTGCGATCCGTTCATCAACGGATTAGTTGCTTTCTCGCGTGCCGACTTCAGGGCTTCAATCAGATCTTCGGGGGGCGCGGCACGAAGAACGTCAATCTGTTGCTCCGGTAGGTCTTCGCCCAAGAACACCGTAAACCGATTGAAAAAACCGTTGTCGGCCATGCGCTCATTGAACGCGCCAAGGAATATCTTCGGCTGCGTGCATGCAAAAATACACGGATACGGCTGTTCAATGCGTTGTGGGGTTACCCCTTTCAAAGCACGACCGTTAAATGCCTTGCATGATGAAAGCTGCAACAGGTATGAAATGATGTTAGAGATGTATGTAGGAACCTGCGTCTTGTTCAAGTTTTCAAGCAGGATGCCGATCTCGTCTATAGACCATACGATGTCTGGATGCTGGGTGATTTGGTCAAGCATACCCACATCGGAGCCTAGGTTTGCAGCGCCTATGAGATCGTCCCATCCAGCGGCGCGTAGAACCTCCTCAATAGAGTGAAGCGGAGCGTCTTTACCCGATCCCGAGGATGCCATCCCAAGCCCGTAGACATTCGCATGGGTGAACTTCCACGTCGGACGACGCCCCATAACGCAACCTATGCCTACGCACGCAGCAAGTAAAGTCAACTCCGGTTGACGACACTCAGCGTTGCCCAGAACCCAATCAACCCACGCAGCAATCATCGGTGTGGGGCGCAACTGCTTGTCGTTCAACCTGGGACAGCTTTCGTCAGCGTGCCGGTCGGGTTCGTCCCTATGCACAATCTTACGCGCCATGAAGTTGGCGACCATCACGGCCCGCTCTTCACCTCGTGCAAGTCGCATGTCAAAGGATTCACTGGCTTCCTTCGCGCAGTAGGACTTTGCAATGCCGCGCAACTCGTCATCAGTGACCGTCTCGGGGTTCTCGCAGCGATCAGCGCGCACCCCCTGCAACCCAAGGAAGATGCCTTCTTCGCCAAGCCCAAGGTTACGCAGCGCACCAGCCGCCGAGCATAGCAGCGCATGCCGCTGCCCCTCGGGGAACGATGCCGTTTCCGTGGCCTTGATGCTTACGGGCGCAGCCTTGGCCCATGCTTCCATGAACCAATCGGGAGCTAGCGGAACATCCGTCAGCGATCCAAGCGGACTTAGCCACGCATACCCTTCCGACGGCGGTATGTGAACGCTCGCTTTGAATTTGACTTCTAGCGCGTCGCCGATCCACACCCCGCCCTTGAGCGTGCAGTCATGAGGTACGCGCATCCAGACGTGACGACCGCCGTTGAAAGTCTTGGTGCTAGGGAAACCCTCTAGTGGCTGAAACTTTTCGATCAGTTCAGCTTCCCCGTCCAGGCCGTTCTTCATCTCAATGTCAAGCACAACATGGAACGTAGGCTTGATCGCCCAATCACACGAAGGCCATTTACGATGCCAATCAGCGACTTCCTCCGGTGTTGGCAGTGTTCCGAGATACCCCTTGACCATCGGTTGGCGGCTTGAGGAAGCACGCTTTGACCAGGGGATGAGGTGCCAGCCCTTTCGGGCAAGTTCAATGGGGGTCAAGTGAAGCTCCGACCCAACACACGTGGGTACTTAGACGATTCCGGTGTGGTCTGGAAGCGTATGCGTGTGGGTTTCGGAATGCAAGCCAGGAACTGAACGCACGCCATAGCTGTCGTTAACCGAATCTCGCTTTCTGCTGTAATTCCATACAATCCATCATCGCGAACAACGATCTGCTTTCCGTCGGCATTTTCCAATGGCGTATCACGAAACCACTGCTTGGCTTTGTGTCGTGCCCAGGTATGCGCCTTCTCATCAACCGACAGCCATTCGCTGATTTTGGTCGATGCGCACATATAGTTGACGCACAGCGTCGGCGCTTTACTCGGATCTTTAGAGGAATGCACGCGAATCGTCATGGCGTCTACCGGGATTTCGCGTATTTCAGAGTTAGATAGGGGGGTGTCGTACGCAGCAACGGTGTCGTGCTTGGCAATCTCCGGTGGCGGAAACTCAAACTCGCAGCACGGACATAGCCGAACGCCGGCTGCGACGATCTCTTGGCACTTTGGGCATGTCTTGGTCGGCGCAACGCCTTCCTTGTCAGACTTCTTCTTGTTCTTAACACGCTCATTCAACGTGTCGATAGGACCGTGACGAGAAATATTCCCACTTAGGTCAAGGACCATAGCGTTAATCTTTCCTTCAGCACGCCGCAGACCACGACCAATTTGCTGGTAGTACAGCCCGCTACTCTTTGTCGGACGCATCAAGGCCAACAAATCAACATGAGGGGCGTCAAAACCAACGCTTAGGACGTTGACGTTTACCAACGCCTTAAGCTCTTTATTGCGATACGCTGCGATCAATCGCATACGCTCGGCCTTGTCCGTGTTTCCCTCAATAACAGGGGCCTCGACGCCGTGAGTCTTTAGCGCGGCACTGATCAGGTTGGCATGCTTGATGCCAGAGGCGAATACCAACCATGCCTTGCGGTCTTGCCCATAGCGCACGATCTCAGCGCATGCCTTGGCAACGGTGTCCTCATCCGACATTATTGCTTCCAACTCACTCGCTACGAAGTCGCCTTGGCGTACATGAACGCCGGTCAAATCCGGTGCGCCACCATCCTTTGATACTAACTGCGACAGGTACCCTTCGTGGACCAGCTCCTTGATACCGATGTCGTAGACCATATCGGAAAATGGTTGCTTATCCCCGTACACCAAGCCCGATCCCATGCGGTACGGCGTGGCTGTGAAACCTGCGATACGGATCTTCGGGTTAACGATAGCGGCTTCTTTGAGAAACGTACGGTATTGGCCTTCCCCGGTAAGGGGCATGCGGTCGCATTCGTCCACAACCAGCAACTTGATAGCCCCGAAATCGCACGCCTTGTTTGCAATCGATTGGATCTGGCAGAAGGTCACGGGGCCGATCTTCTTTACCCCCAGCGAAGCCGAGTACACCGCAGGCCTTGTGCCGCTGATAGCTTCGTAGGTCTTGGAAAGCTGTTCGACTAGCTCCTGAGTATGAACGGCAATAACGATCTTAGAAGAGGGGTCTTTAAGATGAACGCGATGCACCAGCGTTGCAATGGTCGGTCCTTTTCCGCTGCCGGTAGGCATGCACACCAGGGGGCGGGCCATGCCGTCATTTAATGCGCCACGCAAAGCGTCGATAGCTGCTTCTTGATATGGTCTTAGTTTCATGTTTCTCAAGGTGTCCGTGAGTAGGAGGTAAAAGGTTTTTAAACAGGCTTTTCCATAGTGGTAAACCTATGGTCACAGATTTTACATTTAAGCCGTCGCCATGTTCCATGTGCTCCTGCTTTTCGTGTGTCGTAGATCTTTGTCGGTCCTTTGCATTTGGTACAGGCAAGGCTCATTTCTTCTCCATATCCGCA